AAAGAGCTGTTTGCCAGGGCCGAAGTTCACCATCACGGAGTTGGGGACGCGGGCAGATCTCGCTGGCCATTCGACGCAGGGCGCTTCGGTATCTCCCGTATAAGGCAGGCCAGGCTTCAATGAGTTCTCTTTCGCTGGGCTCGGACTCAAGAGATCGCAGCCACTCGAGATATCGCTCAAAGTCTGATCTTCTCCCTGGGCCAAGAGATGGGCAACTACCCCATTCGTCAAAATCGCCATCCTTGCTGCAGTAAGCTCGGTTTTGTTCCGGAGTTCCTCTTGCGCTTGTGAGATGACACTGAGGCAGCAAGTCTCGCACAACGCCGAACCGAACCCGTGAGTTAAATCGGACAAAGCCCTGTAGATGAGGAGTGCCTGTGGTGGGAGCGACCTCTCGTCCAACAATAAGGTACGCGACGGTTGGGCTCTCAGCCAACAGCGACACATGTAGCAGTTCCACATCGGTGTAGTTAGGGACGGTGAAACACCAGTTCTGCGATTGCATTTTATGCGGTGAGTGTGCAGGAGGTGAGGGGGGTAATAATATACCCCCTCACCCGGAGGCACGTAGGCGTGCGTAGAAAACCTACCAGGGCGCGTGCTAGCGCGTGCTCGGCGCAGTCCGGGGAAAACGGACCGTGCCCGGCAAAAAATTCGCACACATACAATTCAAACATGGCGAAGCGTTACATTGCCGTTACACCGTCGCCGCGCAAGCGGATGCGCATGTCACGAACCGGGGCGGCGCGCAAAATTCAGAAAGCCTGGAGGGCAAAACGTCGGAACGCTACTCCTCGTAGAACACGTATGATAGGATCATCCATCTGGCGGGGTACTTGCAAGTCGACTCTCACAGCAGACCAAGATGCTACTGCTCGTACTGATAACACACAGTGGAGTCAAGAAATAACAGACTGTAGTCAAGGCAGTGAGATGAACCAGAGAGAGAGAGGTATTATCAATTGTCGAGGCTTCAAGATTGACTACTTCTTCCAAAACCTTTTGGCAAACAGTGCCTTATACGTCAACATGGCAGTAGTTGCTCCAAAGCAACTTTCAACGGATAACAACGCAGTTCAACTTGGTCAATTCTTCAGATCTGCAGGAAACAACAGAGCTCTGGATTTCAATGCACCTGGAACTGTCCCGTTTGAAAGACACATCCTAGGGATCAACCCAGATGAGTATCACATCCTAAAACACAAGAGATTCATCTTGGCAGCTGCTGCTGCTTCAACAGGAGAGTGGGGCGGAAACCGTTCAAGTTTCCGACATGTGAAGATGTACATCAAAATGAACAGAGCCGTCACTTATCAAGCAGCGGAAAGTGCTTCTGCTACCGACGGGAAAGTAGGCATTGTCTACTGGTTCGGACAAGTCGGGAGCACAGACGGGACGACTACATCAGCAGCTTGCAATGTCAGTGACCGTGTGGTCATGTACTTCAAGGAGCCTAAACAGTGACTTTGGCAGGTAAGGGCTCGGTGCTTGGACGCTCGGCCCCTGACGGGGCCGGGCCTCGTTAGCCTTCAGCTTAAAATAGTTATATCATACCTATCTGCAGTCATCTTGGATTCGTCCGGGTGTTCATTCATAAAAACCACAACATGGGGAGTTTGGTGGAGTATCTTCATAGTACTCTCGTATTTCGGAGAAAGGACCATCCGGTCCTTGATCATCTCCAAAAGGCCATAGTTCAAATACTCTGCGTTCCCTCTGGGGATGTTGAATAAGAAGATGCGTGAGCGGACGTCGATTGCGTGTGCCAAGTCGTCTCGCTTTCCTGGGCCGAGTAACTGGACGCCGTCAAGTTTGCTGAATACGTGTCCACAGAACCAAGACTTACCGAATCCTCCGTCGCGATCGACGAAGAATCGGACTGTCCGGTCGTCGGGCTCTCCGGATAACCACTCGAAAAGAGCTGTTTGCCAGGGCCGAAGTTCACCATCACGGAGTTGGGGACGCGGGCAGATCTCGCTGGCCATTCGACGCAGGGCGCTTCGGTATCTCCCGTATAAGGCAGGCCAGGCTTCAAT